TTCTTATGGCGGAAATCAATATGTGGCAAAAACTATACACACCGGGCAAACACCGCCGACAGCTACAACTCATTGGGATTTATTTTCACAAGGATTTAAATATCAATCAACCTGGCAAAATACAACCTCTTACCGCATAGGCGAAGTCGTTAATTACGGAGGATTTACTTATGTTGCCAGCCAAGATTCACCCGCAACCACCTATACCGTTACAGCAGTAACAGCGTCAACTGATCAGTTTACCATAGCCTCGACCACAGGTATAGTGGTAGGCATGACTGTTAGATTTACTGACGTAACATTTGGCAACGTGTTTACCACAGCTAGATATTATGTAAAGACTGTAGCCGCAGGCAATATCACTATCAGCACCGCTCTAGGTGGTGCAACATTTAATATCACTGCAGATGTCGCAGGCACAATGACTGCAACTGTATCTGCAGAACCACCATTATCTCAATATTGGAGTGTGTTGAACAACGGTATTAGTTGGCAAGGGGTGTGGATCGATGACACCGAATATCGCATAGGCGATGCTGTAAGATTTGGATCTAATGCATACATCTGTGTGTTATCACATAGATCAGAAGAAGACAGCGATTCGACTATTGGAGTGCAAGGTGGTGGACAAGCTAACAGTAGACCCGATCAAGACACCACAGGTACATATTGGAATGCACTATCTCTTGGTAGTGAAACTTCTATCCTCACAACCAGGGGTGATCTTGTTTACTACGGCGGAGCTGGACCAACCAGATTGCCAATAGGAGTTGAAGGACAGGTTCTTGTATCAAACGGAACTGATCCGGTATGGAGAACACTGGGTGAAGTAGATAACGTGTATTTTGTTGCGCCAAACGGCGAAGATCTACCGTATCCAGCTCATGGCGCAACCTTGGATAAACCATTTGCCACAGTGAGATACGCCTGTGAACAAGTTGAACGTGGACCAAAAAATCCCAACGCTCAATATCTACTAGAGCTCAATAGAGCATTTATTCAGAAAGAAATATCTGGCTGGATACGCTATCAGATTGATAATAATCTAACACCGTTCAGCAAAGTTACAGTAAGTTCTATAACTACTACCAACACCCTGAATACTGCTACCGCCCACGGACTGGTGGCCGGCAGAACATTGAGAGCTAAAACAACTGCTAATGGCGTAGTTGCAGAAACTGATTATTATGTGATTTCATCAGGATTAACCGCTACAGCGTTTAGATTGACGCTGACATTGAACGGCACAGCAATTTCAAGTTTTACCCATGGCACAGGTTTGAGCATAAATCTTGACTATGACTATGATGAATACAAGTGGGAACGCGATGTGGGATTTATTGTTGACAGACTAATTTGGGACATCGGCCACGGCGGCAACTTAAAAGTACGTGCCGCAGCTTTCAGTTTGCTAGGAGCATTTGGTGAAGCTGGAGAATTATCAGCAGGAGAAGAAAGCACCCCTTATGTAACACTAGCAGCAGAAGCAGACGAGGGTGTTGCAGCCTACCAACAATTGAAATTGTTGATAGCATCAGTCTTGGCCAACACCGCACCAACCACTGTTTATCAAACATTGGCCTTGGATTCTACCGCAGTGGTCTCACAGTATATAGATTTTGATTATACCGCAGAAACTGGAATCACTACCAAAATAAATGCTCTAATAGACATAGTGATCACAGCTCTCACAGACCTAACAGTCACAAATTTACCTGCGAGACTTGTTCCTAACAATTTGATTAACATCAAGAGTGGTCAGTATAGAGAAACATTGCCTATTATTGTACCAGCCGAAACCTGTCTGCTAGGTGACGAAGTCCGATCAACAAATGTAGGTCCAGCAGGCAGTCTTACTAATATTGCAGATACCAAATATAGTATTGGAACTTTGACCAGATTAGAAACTGTGGTAGGACAAATTATCCAAGGATCAAATGTTGTCGAAAGCACAGGTAATATATCTATTCAAAGCGCCAGCTTTCCGTTCGCCAGCACCCTTGAAGCCACGGATATTCAGAGATTGGTTAGAACCATGCAGCACCAAATTGATTTCAAAGTGGGATCAACATACATGGAAAGTTCTGCTAACCCTACAGGATATAACTCTTCATTCCTATCAGGATTTGGTGATGCAAGAACACTGTTACGTGAAAACAAAGAATTTATCAAGGAAGAAATTACTGCCTGGTTGACTGCAAACTACAGTTTAGTAAAATACAGCAAAACCAAGTGCAAACGTGATGTTGGATTCATAGTAGATGCCATGGGCTATGACTTAACCTACGGCGGCACATGGGCCACATTGGTAGCTGGATTGGCCTATTTTGATGGCGAGGATACCACCGCTCTACAGATCGACAGCACAGAACTCGCTGCTACAGTAGCCGCTTACGGTAGATTAAAGACAGTGGTACAACAGATCATTGCCAACACCGCAGTAACTAAATCTGCTACCAACACTGCTACCCAATGGACTGACTCAACCTACTTGTCAGGCGGTTCAGCTGCCAACGCCACTGTTGGCCAATTGGTTGATATCATCACCAACATCATACAAGGTGACAGCACAGAAGGAAATACTCCTCAAATCAATGTCACAACCATAGCCACATTGAACACACTGACTTCTACTGCACACGGACTGGCCGTAGGCGATGCAGTGGTTCCAAGAATCACTGCCAACGGACTGGTCAACGGCACCAAATATTGGGTGGTAGGCACAGTGACTGCCAACACATTCCAACTTGCAGCCACATATGGCGGCACAGTGTTAGCTTCATTTAGTAATGGCAGCAGTCTTGACATCGATTTAGAAATCATAGATTACCCCACAGCAACTAATGCTGTGACATCAACCACTGCGCTGATCGCAGCTGCGGTAACATTAGATGCTGCACAAGAAACCATAGTTACCGCTGCTACCACTTATATTACTACTAATTACCCTGCATTGGTCTACAACTCAGCTAAATGTCAACGCGATGTGAGATTGATTCTCGAAGCAGTGATGTTTGACTTTATGTTTAACAGCAATTTTAAAACTAGAGAAGCTGCATATTCATATCTACGGGCCAATTCCAGCGATGTGTATACTTTGAATCAAAAGACCGCTACTCGTGCAGCATTTACCTATGTAAAAACATTGGCAAAATCTAACGTAGGCGGCGATGCCACTGCACAGGCTAGAATTGAAACACTGATGACACTACTGGATGACGTGGTCTTTGGTGCTACCAATGAAGGTTCAACCTGCCAAAGCAGTCTAAGGAATGTAGATTATGCGTTACTACAACTGGAAAGAAATCGATCATACATAGTTTCTGAGATCAATGCTTACATATCTTCAACATACTCAGCCACAATCACAGCAGCAACCGGTGCTACAGATTTGTTTACCTGTGCTTCGACCACATGGATGCAGAGAAATACTGCTGTAAGATTCACAGGAACAGTATTTGGAAGTGTGTCAACTGGTACAACGTATTATATTCAGAACGTGGTAAGTGCTACTACATTTAAAATTGCAACTACAAGAAACAGTGATACCAGTTTAGATGTTGCCACAGACGGTGCAGGATCAATGGTGATGAGCTTGTATTACAACACAGTTAGCTGCACACGAGACATGAATAGATATATTGATGCACTGAAATTTGACCTACAATATCCGGGTAATTATAAATCAAGAATGGCAGCAAGACTGTATGCTAATTCTGTACGAGGCAGTCTAGAAGAAGATATGTACTATGTACGCAACGGTACAGGTGTAAGAAATCAAACACTGCAAGGCCTAACAGGTGATTTACTAGCACCAAATGCCTATGGTACTTCTAGAGTATCTGCTGGTGCATATGTATCGCTTGATCCAGGTTGGGGACCAAATGATTTCCGTACCTGGATCATACAACGATCGCCCTATGTGCAAAACGTCACCACCTTTGGCTACGCTGCTATAGGACAAAAGATAGATGGAGCACTGCATGCAGGCGGCAATGACTCTATTGTATCCAACGACTTCACACAGGTAATATCAGATGGTATAGGTGCGTGGATCACAAACAATGGCCGCGCTGAACTAGTTTCAGTGTTTTCATACTATGCCCATATAGGTTATCTAGCCGAAGCTGGTGGACGTATTAGGGCTACCAACGGCAACAACTCATACGGTGATTTTGGATCAGTAGCTGAAGGATTTGATGTTACAGAAACTGTGGGACAAGGTGTTGTTGACAATCAAAACTTCGTGGCGGTTGTGGGATCAGTTATCACCGACAACGCCGATGACGTGTTACTCTTTGAATTTGAAAATGCTGGAGCTGAATACACAGAAGCCACATGGACTATTTCAGGCGCAGGCACTGGTATCAGCGTACAACAAGACGAATTCCGTGACGGTGCGGTAGTGCAGGTACAACTGCTTGATAATGTAGATGATTCTACCCAAGCACCAGAAGCAGATGGAAATTTTGGTGGCTTTGGGTATGTGTCTAATGCCAATACTGCCCAAGGTGGTACTACAACTCAGATCACGGTAGCTGCTACAGATCAAGAGATATCCTCTGCCTATATAGGGATGAAGATTTTTCTCACAGGCGGCGCAGGTGTTGGACAATTTGGCATAATTGCTACATTCAACAGCGGAACCAAGATTGCAACAGTGAACAAAGAAAGCACAGGCACCAGCGGATTCGATCATGTCATTCCTGGCACAACAATAGTGGCACCAGATGCTTCTACAACCTATGTGATAGAGCCAAGAATAACATTTACGGCTCCACCATATAGTTCTACAGCAAGAACATTAGCTACTTCTATGACATATGCAGATGTATCTTATGCACCAGTATTTGCCACATACACTGCATTAACAGGCACTACCAGTGGTACAGGAGTTGGTGCAACATTCAGCGTGGTTAGAAAGGGGCTGAAGTATGCCTTGGTGAAAGCTACTGCGAATGGCACAGGATACAATCGATTAGATACTATTACACTTCTGGGAACCAGTCTAGGGGGTACCAGCACAAATAACATAGTGATAACTATTACCTCAGTGGTAACAGCTACTGGTGCAATACAGACATACGAATTTGTTGGATTTGCACAAGGTGGTAATTTTGTTGCAATATCTGCTGGCACTAGGACAATCAATCGCAGTGTAAACGGCACAACCTGGACTGAACATACTTTGGCGTTGCCAAGTACATCAACCTGGACAGCTGTGGCTAGTGGCAGAAACAAGACCACAGTTTTAGCAGGATCATTCGTACCAGGCACAGCTTACCAGATATTAACAGTAGGAACCACAGCTTTCACAGCCATCGGTGCTAGCGAGAATACTATTGGTGTGGTGTTTATTGCATCAGCGATAGGAGCCGGCACAGGCACAGCGTTGCCTATAACCAGTCATACAGTTGCAGTGAGCAGCAGCACAAACGTTAATGCATATAGTGCAGACGGCGGCGTAACATGGACTACAGGTGGAGCATTCCCAACATCAGGTACATGGAGTTGTGTGGCCTACGGCAACGGTTACTGGATGTCCATACGTAGTGGATCCACAGCAGGAGCCTACAGCACAGATGGCGGAATAAATTGGTTAGCCACAGGTGCATTGCCCAATGCATCATGGACCGGAGTGGCATATGGTGCAGGAATATGGGTAGCAGTTTCAAGTGGAGGCACACAAGCAGCCAGCAGCGCAGACAACGGAGCCACTTGGTTGGGTCGAACACTGCCGTCGTCTACAAATTGGAGCAGCGTGACTTGGGGTAATGGTAGATTTGTAGCTGTGTCCAGCTCCAGTGGTACTGCCTGCGCCTACAGTATTGATGGAGTGACGTGGACAGCAGCCACCTTACCTTCTGGATCATATACTAGTGTTCGCTATGCTCAGGGAGTATTCTTGGCTGTGAGTCAAAGTACTCAAGCAGCTAGTTCTGAAGACGGTATAGTATGGACTTCTAGAACAACCAGCACCGCTGCTGCAGGTTTTAGTGCATGTGCTCATGGAAATCCCAACTATACCAGCACATGGGTGGCAGTACAACGCAGCACTGCGTCGACAGTGGCCAGTAGTTTTAATCTAGGAAGCACAGCAAGAGCCCGTGCATTTGTGGCATCAGAAAAAATATTTGCCATAAGATTATCAGAGCCAGGTTCAGCATACGCAACCGCGCCTACTATGACCATCACTGATCCCAACAATATTTTTGAAGCACCGTTCTTGGTGCGTACAGGAAATGGAGCTCTTGCAAATCCATCCTTTGTAAACCGAGGCACGGGCTATGTGGCTGCAGATGCAGAAGTTCTTACAGGCGACGGCTATGCGAATTATTTCCAATCCGGCCAATATATATCAGTCAAACGCCTAACTAAATTTCCAGCAGCTGGATCTAATGTGGTATTTGGACATCTACCTAATCAAACTTTCAAACTTGTACAGGTACTGACCCAGCTTGGTACATATGCAGGTGATTACCGAGCATTTTTACAGATTTCACCGGCTATGAAATTGTTCAGTACTCCAGCACATTTGGATTCAGTGACCACAAGAATTAGATACAGCCAAGCTAGACTAACAGGGCATGATTTCTTGGATATCGGTACTGGAAATTTTGTGGAAACCAATTATCCTGGTCTTCCTACACAACCTGCAATACAAGCCAATGAAGCAGTAGACAATAATGGCGGTAGAGTATTCTTTACTTCAACTGACCAAGACGGCAATTTTAGAGTAGGTGACCTGTTTACCATTGAACAATCAACCGGTGTAGCTACTTTGAATGCAGATGCATTTAATATTGCAGGACTACAAGAACTCACACTGGGTGAAGTAACACTTGGCGGCGGATCAGCTAGTATTAGTGAGTTTTCTACAGACCCATTCTTTACAGCAGATTCGGATAGTGTGGTTCCAACCCAGCGAGCTATTAAAGCATATATTTCGGCACAGATTGGTGGTGGTGGAGCCAGCTTGAACGTAAATAGTGTTACTGCAGGAAATATCTACATAGCAGGCAACGAGATCACCACAGTTACTGGAGCAGCTATTCAGATGAGAGCAACATTTGAATTCAGAGCAGGGGTGACTGGTGTGCCGTTAGCTATGTCATTTATGCTGACATAAATACAAACAATGGAGAATTAATATGGCAACAGGAAGACTTGGAGCATCAGATTTAGCCGCAGCGACACTTACATCGGTGTACACTGTGCCTGCTGATACATTTACCGTGGCAACGTTGAGCATTTGTAATCGAAATGCATCTGCAATCACTATACGTATAGCAGTGGCTGCCGCAGCCACGCCCACCAATGCAGAGTACATAGAATACGATTCAACTATTGCTGCCAATGGTGTGCTAGAAAGAACAGGTATTGTACTGGACACTGGAAAAATTCTAGTGGTAAGAAGCAGCATTAGCAACGTATCTGCAGTGGCAATGGGCATTGAAACATCAACTGTATAAGGAATAGACCATGGGCAGACTTTTAACTAGTGGTATCGCAAACACAAACTCACCAGTAATGATCATGGGCACCACTGCTGATCGACCAACAGCAGTCACCGCCGGTGTGACTTTTTTTAATCGAACCAGCAACCAACTGGAAATCTATAACGGTACAGACTGGCATGTTGTGGGCGATTATCAACGAATATTGATTACCACAAGTAGCGCAGCAGTTTCAAATAGATCATACTGGGTGAATACCACCGCAGGTGCTATAACACTGACCTTGCCTGCAACACCAGTGATTGGAGATTTTGTTAAAATCACTGATCTCGCTGGAACTTTTGGCACCAACGCATGTACAGTGGCAAGGAACGGTCAAAATATCATGAGAACCGCAGATGATATGACCGTGAATACCAATGGAGCTTCGATCCGTATGGTGTTTTATGACACCGCTAGGGGATGGTTACTTGAATCTATCTAAGGAAACAATATGCCGTTTAATTATCAGTCTTTAAAAAATCTTAATTCAGATTCTTTTGTTAATGATAGCATTACGGCTGCAGACATTGCTGGTACCACCATCACTGCTGCAAAACTAGAGCTGACTTCTATACAGTCTACAAATCTTGCAACCAGCGCCATTGATATCAATTCAAGTACATCTACTGGTACTTTGCCTTTGGTAAACGGCGGACTTGAAACCACGTCATTTTCGGGCGCCTACAGAGCATTTTACAGCAACGGATCAAGTCTTTCACCCAACAATCACGGTATTCAAGGCATGCAGGTGTTTACCAGTTCTACCACATGGAACAGACCATCTGGGGTGAGATACATCAGAGTACAACTAGTAGGCAGCGGCGGCGGCGGTTCAGGCCACGGCGAAGGTGGGGGAGCAGGCGGATACGCAGAAAGATATTTAGACGTTACTGGAATTTCGTCAGTGAGTGTGACCATAGATGGCGGTGGTGGTGGCACATATTATTCAGGTGCAGGTGGCAATGCAGGTGGTTCAAGTTTTGGTCCATACATGAGTTGTTCAGCTGGTCATGGAGCCAACAGACAGAATCAGCACAGCGGTGGCGTCAGCGGCAACGGTTCAGGCGGCAATTTGAACATACACCAAGGCGGTGGCTTCAGTCATCATGCTCGCAGTGCTCAAAGCTGTGCAGACACATTCTTTGGCGGCGGCGCCCCCAGCAGTCACCCACAAGGTGGCAACTTTGCACACAATCATCAGAGTCACACCGCCCCAGGAACTGGGGGCGCAGGAGCACATTTCCACGGACATCGAGGATCAGATGGCAGACCGGGCATGTGTGTGGTAACTAGTTATTATTAAGAGAAAAATATGCCGTTTAATTATCAGACATTGAAGCAAATAACAGAAGCTGCCATAGTCAATCAAACGCTCACAGGAGCAGATCTAGGACCCAGCGCAGTTACCGATACCAAAATAGCCAATACCACTATCACATCAGCAGAACTGGCCACATCATCAGTGAATCTAACAGCCGCCTCAGTCACTGGCACCTTGCCTTTTAGCAAAGGTGGAACCGGCAGCAGCAGCCTAGGCAGTGCATATCATGTGCTTAGAACCAACAGCAGCAACAATGCCCTGGAATATTCGGACAGCGGTATTCGTCGAATGGTGGTGTTCACTGGCTCGGGCACTTATACCAAAACCTCAGGTGTTAGATATGCACTAGTACAGGTTCAAGGCCCAGGTGGTGGAGCTTCAGGACATGGCGAAAGTGGTGCGGCCGGCGGCTATGCAGAAAGAGTGGTAGACATCAGCGGTGTTAACACAGTCAGCGTGACTATCAATGGTGGTGGAGGTGGCACATATTATTCAGGTGCAGCTGGCAATTCAGGCGGCAGCTGCTCATTTGGACCATATGTATCAGCTTCAGGCGGCCATGGTGCCAATAGACACAATCAACACAACGGCGGCCTTCCTGGAGTTGGATCAGGCGGTGACTTGAATATATACGGCGGTGCAGGTGGCGGCCACGAGCAACGATCATCGGGTATGGGCGGCGCCAGTTTCTTTGGCGGTGGCGCACCTTCAGGTCACCCACAAGGTGGCAATTTTGCTCACAATCACCAAGGACATGCAGCACCAGGAACTGGCGGCACAGCCGGTTATTTTTCAGGACATCGAGGTTCTGATGGTAGACCTGGCATAATAATTATCACAGAATTTTTCTAATCAGGAACACACATGCCTTTTAATTATCAGACATTAAGAAATTTAACCGGCTCAGCTGTGATAGATAGCCAGCTCACAGATGCTGATTTTCTAAACCGATCTATTCCTAACAGCGATATAGCCACCGGTGCTGTGACTGCTGCAAAAATGACAGCCGGGTCGGTGGATCTATCTTCTAATAAGGTCACAGGTACGCTGCCTATTGCCAAAGGAGGTACTAATCTTACTTCAGTTGGTACAACGAATAACATACTTAGAGTAAATGCCGCAGGCAATGCTCTAGAATATGCACAACATGGATTTAGTGGCATGCAGGTGTTTACCAGCGGCGGCACATGGAACAGACCTGTGGGAGTTAGATACATCAGAGTAAAACTACAGGGATCTGGTGGTGGCGCCTCAGGACACGGAGAAAGCGGTGGTGCTGGTGGATATTCAGAACGCATACTAGATGTCACGGGAATTTCATCAGTGGGTGTGACCATAGACGGTGGCGGTGGCGGTACATATTATGCCAATGCAGGTGGTAATGCAGGCGGCTCAAGTTTTGGCCCGTACTTATCATGCTCAGCTGGTCACGGAGCCAACAGACAAAATCAACACAGCGGCGGTGTTAGTGGCAACGGCAGTGGTGGCGATCTAAACATACATACCGGCGGCGGCGGCTCACATCATGATAATTTTGGTCCAGGCGGTACTGGGTATTTTGGTGGCGGCGCACCTTCAGGGCACCCACAAGGTGGTAACTTTTCTCACAATCACCAAGGACATGCAGCACCGGGAACTGGCGGCTGCGGAGCACATTATCACGGACACAGGGGATCAGATGGCAGACCTGGTCTATGTGTAATAGAAGAATACAAATAAATTTGGAGTAGTTAAATATGAAAAAAGCACTTATTGGATTTCAAGGATGGGTCCAGCAAATATTAGAACCCGGCCAGGAGTATGAAATATACGAAGGCCCAGACGCCACAATGGTCTTCATCGATGCTCCGGACGAAATCACACTTGATTGGACACTGGAATATAGCCCAAGTCAGGGCAAGATGATTTGGATCGAAAGAGAGGGTGGCTACACTGATCGTGCAGTGGCTCGAAAAGTAGCATACGGTGAAGTCGGCGCTCAACTTGACATGCTGTATCATGAAATTAAAACGACTGGTACTATCACTCAGGAAGGCGACTGGTTTCAACATATTCAAACCGTTAAGTCTGTGATTCCAAAACCTCCTCCTCCTGAAGAACCATGGAGCATGGAAGAAATACTGGCCAAAGCTGCCACGGAAGAACCAAGTAAAGACAAAAGAAACGTTCCAGGTACAGCAGATTTACCTGCTTGGGTAAGATATCCAGGGTGGAAAGGTTACGGCAAATAAAATATAACTTTTATAAAAAAAGTGTCTATTATAGACACTTTTTTTTTGACGATAATTTTGTTAGGTAAATATGTACGTAGATTATATATCTTTAAGGAACCAACAGACATGCTTTATAAAAAAGTTACAATCGTAGGTGGCGGATCATCAGGATGGATGACAGCAGCAGCCCTATCAAAATTATGCCCACATCTGGATATTACCCTAGTTGAATCACCTAAAATTGGAACCGTTGGCGTTGGAGAAAGTACGCTAGGGCACATCAACAAATTTTTAAAAATACTAGACTTAAAAGACGAAGATTGGATGGCTGCTTGTAACGCCACATATAAGAATTCAATAAGATTTACAAACTTTAGAGAAAAAGACGGCACTCATTTTGAATATCCGTTCAGCAAAGGATTGGATTTAACTGACAAACCGGGTGGACTACAAGCATGGCATCATTTAGCAACGCTGTATCCTGAAGAATACACCCCAGAAACATTCGCTGAATTCTATTGCACCGGCAATACCATGCTGGCAAAATACAATAAATCTACCAAGAATGAACAAAACACATTGAGAAATTTTAGATTTGAGTGGGACACTGCATATCATATGGATGCACAGCTATTTGGACAATACCTCAAAGAAAAAATAGCGATACCACATGGAGTGAAACATTTGCAAGATGAAGTGCATTCCTACAAAAAAGACCAAGCGGGAAATATAACACAGATTCTACTAGTAAGTGGTACTACTCTAACTTCTGATCTTTGGATAGACTGCACTGGATTTAGATCTCAATTATTAGAACAGTGGATGGGACAAGAATTTCAACCCTTTAGTAAAGTTCTAGCCAACGACCGTGCATGGGCATGTAGATTGCCTTATATAGATAGAGAACGTGAAATGCATAACGTCACTGATTGTCATGCTCTAGATAACGGGTGGGTTTGGAATATTCCGCTATGGAATCGCATAGGCACCGGATATGTATATTCAAGTAGATTTTGCACTGATGAGGAAGCTGGCAGAGAATTTAGAAAACACATAGCAGAAAAACACAGTCCGGAAATTGCAGAAAAAGCAGAAATGTTTAACGTTAATATCAAACATGGAAAAAGAAGAAGAGCATGGGCTATGAATGTTGTTGGCGTTGGATTGAGTTATGGATTTGTTGAACCTCTAGAATCAACAGGACTGTTAACCACCCACGAAAATATTATTAAACTAATAGAAATTCTTAATAGAAGAAACGGCTACGTTACAAGATCAGAACAAGACGGATTTAATTTTGCAGTATCGGTTGAAGTTGATCAGTTTAGAGATTTCGTCAGCCAGCACTATGCGTTTTCTAATAGAACTGATACTCCGTATTGGAGATGGTGCACACAAATAAATGAATATTCTCCAGATATGATGGGACCATTTATGATGATACAAGCGCAATATGCCAATGTGTTGGGCAATCTAACTCAGAGTCAACACTACTGGCAGGATGGGACCGGGAATCAATTCATCTTAGCTGGGCTAGGAGTAAAGGCAGTTTCTACCAAAGCATTAATCTATGCCACTGATCGCCGTGCAATCGATATTGATGAAGAGATTGGATTTACTAAACGTGCTTATGAACAATATAGAGACTATGTAATAGATCACGTTAAGACGTTACCCAGTCATTATCAATTTTTAAAAGATAATATCTATGGCGGAAAAGATGATCACCAAGTTTAAGAAGCTGTTAGGATTAGAAAAAAAGAAACCATTTGTAAGATTTTATTCTCTAACGCTTGGTGTACTAGAACTTTTTCCGATTATAAAATCTAAAGATCTGCCAAGAAAATGCATGCAACGGTCAGAGTATCCTGCACATGTTTTAGCAACATCAACCTGCCCGGGATTGCGAAAAATAATTAACAGCGGTTTTATTATACCTGCTCCTGCTGATTTTGAAATTACGTCCAACGGTGATTCTAGTACGTTTGAATGGAGAACTCCTACAGAATTTACCAAAGGTGTAGAAAATACCACAGGATATATTAATTCGCATGCAAAAGAACAAGTAGGTCCTTTGCTATCTAATTTTAATGATACATTGACCACTGTGGTAAAAATTGAAACTCCGTGGAGATTCGAAACATCCGATGATACGGTCATGTTGGTATTACCTGTGCAATACAACAATGAAGATAGATTCTATGCAGCCACTGGCATTTTAGATCCAAGATTTTCTAATACAGTAAATATACAACTATTTTGGAAACGTTTAAATAGCCGAGAGTTAGTTAGGGCCGGCACACCGTTGTGTCAATTTATACCTGTACGTAGAAGCGATTTAGATTTATACGAATACGATATTCGTATTGAAGATGCAGATGATTTAGATAAACAAAGAGAAGCAGCATATAATTTTTCTGCTAATTGTGTTATACTAAATGAAGACAACCTAGGAGCTCGTTTAGCTAGAGCAACTAAAGTTTTTAGTAAATTTAAAAGGAGAATATAATGTTATTCACAGATAAACTGAGACAGACCATCAAGAATGTTGAGCAGGAATTAAAAACTTCCACCGAACAATTAGATAATCTTGAAAAAGATCTAGCAAATGTCAAACTTAATCCCTACGGCATTACTAGTATTGATTTTGCCAAGCGTCAAGAACTTTCTCGAGATTGTGTCAAAATGGAAGGAGCTATTATGGGACTAACACTAGCATTGGAAACCTACGAGGAAAGCCAGGGTGTTACAGTGTGATGATGGTGGAATATTTTTATTTCCGCCGATGGTGTGGAAATTTCAATATGAGTTTGATATAGAACAGTTGTATCCAAAAATAAATGAGATTCTTTCAATGGTTGAGATAAATTCTCAATTAGAAAAAGGAAATGCCGTTTCTACAGTATCTTTAGAAGATTACCTACAACCACACACTTGGAAAGAATTAGAACATTTTCAATTTTGGCTGGGAGAGAAAATCAGTTATATTAGAACACAGTTGTCTTTTCATGGAGAACATTCTGAAGTGACAAATTCTTGGGTGAACAAGCATGATAATACTGGAATGACTGCTGAACACTCACATGCAAATACTACGTTTGTAGTCAGTGCATACATCAAATGCCCCAAAGGGTCGGGAAATATAGAATTCAAAGATCCTCTAGAGTATCATAAGAATTCTTTTCCGATCATATCCGACGATGTACATTACAAGGTAGTTTCATGCGCTACCAACGATGTATTAATTTTTCCAGGATGGTTAAGACACAGAACCGAACCCAGCACTGTTGACAGTGAAAGAATAGTCATGACATTTAATATAAAATGAAAAATTTTAAAATATGTTACCCTGATGCTAATAGCTTTGATAAAATCATTAAGTTGAAAACTTTTGATGATTTAGATATCAAATACATACAATTAGATAAAACCATAGGATACTGGATTAGCGAAAATCCATTTCAAGACAACGGGTTTGAACTATTTAAAAATCTTGTGGCGGCTTTTCCTATTCAAAAAGACAACAACAGCATTGATAATTTTGATCCAAATCCGTTTGATACTATTCATTTGCCAGAATGGATTTACAAAGATATTTGTTTTTTAGTTAAAGAATTTTATCTCAAACAGTCAAACATTCCAATCATTGATCCTCAAATACACGAATGGGGCAATCTGTATTTCAAAGACCGAGCTAAACCTATTAGTTGTTGGAGAATACCACATGTAGATTACGCATTAGGTATGGTTGCTAATCTATGGTTTTCGGATCATGCCCCTGAAGATAGCGGAACAAAGATATATAGGTATACAGGAAAAATGCATGAGGTCATATACGATTTTCAAATAGATACAGATCATAAAATGCACAGTCGATGGAAAGATCTAGCGGAAAGTCCGACTAGAAACAGCAAATGGACAAACATGTCTGATGACGAATTAAATTCTTGGGGATTTGAATGTCTCGGGATAGCTCCGAGTAGACAAGGAACTATGACCATGTACAAATCCAATGTCTGTCATGCTGCTTACATCTCAGACAATGTAGATTTTAGGTGGAGTCATACCTTTGCATTTTCTCACTTGATGCCAACTATATCAGCGGCAGGTATTAAATTATGAACATGGACCTATATTTTCCTACTCCGGTATGGTGGGAACTCACCGACATACCTGTAGTCGACATGCTAGATTTGTGTGAACAATTTAGAACTGAAGATCCCTCCGGTAGAAAACTCAGTAATCAAGGTGGATGGCAAAGTAAAGATTTTAGACCAAGAGTACATGCTGAAATGGCCATGCTAGAGAATAAAATTCTCACACAGGCTGAACAATGTGTGAGAGATTTTGGCTATAAAAACTGTTTTGTAGACATAGAAAATTTATGGTTTAATGTCAATGGGCAAAACAATACAAACAGTGTGCATACACACGATGCTAGTTTTGTGTCGGGCGTGTTTTATCTCAAGGCAGAACCAAGACAAGGAAATATCAATTTTTATAAAAGTTACTCGCAAGATTTCATAATAGCCAGCCAGGCAACGATAGCACACTACACACCAATAAATGCTGCATGTATGACTTTTATTCCTGAAACAAAAAAATTAATAATGTTTCCGGCTTGGTTACCACACGGTGTAGAAAGAAATGAATTAGACGCAGAAAGAATCAGCGTGTCTTTCAATGTAAAAATAATTAGGACAGACGATGATAGATATCGGCCAACGCTTACTCAACGAAACTAATCTGTTAATAGACGATAAGCCGCATTTTTTCAAATCGCTTATTTCAAATCCAACAGAATTGTTAACATGGAATGATGTTGAAGCATGCATGAACAATCCCTATCTATATAAATTTGAAATGATCGATGCACACAATAATAAAATAGATATACCAGCAAATAGAAAAGCATGGATATGGGACAGTACAGTCCAGGACAAGAGATTTTTATTTGAAAAACTACATCAAGGTGCTAGTTTAATCATAATGAATTACGGTTTTTATAATGAAAACACCATGCACTTGTTAAAAATATTTGAAACATTGTTCGAAGTCAATGCAGCCATACATGTATATGGTGGACTCACTGGATCAAAATCTTTCTGTATACACGATGACTATCCTGCGAATTTTATTATACAGATCGAAGGAAAAACTAGATGGAAGGTGTTCCGTAATAGAATTTCATATCTGTATAAAACCGGGACTATGAATAATAAATTAAATGAAGATGATTTGGATGTTGCAATTGATGTTATTCTAGAACCAGGCGATGCATTGTATCTTCCATCGAGGTCGTATCATGTAGCATATCCCGATGAAAAAAGACTATCGATCAGTATTCCTTGCTGGAATAGATTTGCCACTGACCCGCCAAACTATCAAATAGACAGAAATTTTTATAGGATAAATCATGACATTTAAACCTCTTGAAATTAAACATGTAATTGAACCCTCTTTCCAAGACGAAATATACAAGCTGCTAACTAGTGTAGACTTTGACTGGCATTTTTTAGAAGATACGACTAAAGAATATGCCAACGACTCCATGACCTCCACTCCTGGATTTGTAAATTTAATATTTCATCCAAGCAATGATTCTAATCCACACTATGATTTTTTTAAACCACTGTTAGATGCTATATTAGAAAAATCAAATCTTAAATTGCATACTCTGTTGAGAATACGAGTTGGTTTTTTGTTGAATACTAAGTATGTATTGCCAAGTATGCCTTACAAATATAACACCCCTCATAGAGATTATGATCAAGAACACTACACTGCGGTTTATTATGTAAATGAAGCAGACGGGGATACCGTGGTATTTCACGAAATTGAAAAATCTGATCAATATAAGATTATGATGAAAAGCTCTCCCGACAAGGGCAAGGCATTGTTGTTTAACGGATGGCACTATCATGCTAGTTCGTGTCCAAAAATTTGTACAAAAAGAATAACAATTACTTTAAATTTTACTGCCGAACATGTCTAACGAATACATTAATCAACTAATGGATCAAGGAAGGACCAGCGCCGAGCTGATCCACAAGCACAATCTAAAAGATCCATTTTTATATCCGTTTTTACCTACGATGGTGATTGATGGGTTTTACGAAGATCCAAAGTTGATAAGAGAGTATGCTTTAGATTTAGAATACTACAAAGGTAATCGCGGAAGTTGGCCAGGGCTACGCAGTAATTATGTTGAGAATCTTGATACTAGACTGCATGAATTACTGTACAAAAAATTGATGAGAGAATTAGTCCCGTATGGTTTTACAAGATTTGATGAACTACAATCTTCTTTTCAATTGATAGATCAATCCTACGGAGAAGGTTGGGTCCATGATGACGACCCTCATTTCACAGTAGCCGGACTAATCTATCTAAACCCAGATGCCCCAATAGGAGCCGGAACAACCTTATACTGTAATCAAACAGATTTCAACGGCGAGCTTTACGGAGAAATCTTCATGAATGATGTATTAGTGGCAACTGATCAAGAAAGAGAGCAGTATTCCAAATATCGAAAAGAACAACGGTTGCACTTTACTCCAACAACAACTATAGAAAATGTGTTTAATCGATGTATTATATTTGATCCTAGAACATGGCATAGTGCTAATACATTTTTTGGGATTGAAAAAAACGAGACACGTCTAACGCAGGTTTTTTTTGCAAGAGCTGTATGAGAAAAACTAATCCTACTAGAATTCCTATCAAAGTAATCGATAACTTTTTCGAATCTCCACAGCTATGGAGATATTTTGCATTGAAACAGGAGTTTTACAATGACGACATCTCAAATTTTCCAGGACAGTATTCGAAATTATTAGGAGAGTTAGATAAAGAATTGTTTCATTCATTGGCAAGTAAACTTATTCAGCATTTACCGGGATATTCAGCCTTCCAGTTGTTAGAAACAAGTTTTAGATTAACTGATGCTTCCTATGGCCGCGGATGGATACATCACGACGACCCTAAATTTAATATAGCAGGTTTGATTTATCTGAATGATAGTCCGCCTACCGATTCGGGAACCATCATTTATTCGATACAAGAGCACACTGACAGATCCTATCAAGAATACAAATTCCAAGAATTTTCAAGTTTGCCTGAAAACAGGCATACATTTGATAGATACAAAGAAGAACAGCAGTCTCTATTTAAAAAAAATATGACTGTAGACAATGTGTTTAATAGATGTGTGTTATACAGTCCGCTGGTTTGGCACAGTGCTGATAGATTTTTTGGAAATAGCAAAGATGACTCTAGACTCACACTGAACTTTTTTGGTAGAGTTATATGATAAAAAATAATATGAGGAAGTTATGCACGATATTATAGAGATTAAAAATATTATTCCAATCGACTATCAGAATCATTTATTGACATTGATGACCGGCATGGAGTTTCCTTGGGTGTTTAATAAAAATATGGTATCGGGTGATGATTGCTTCACAGAACAAGAAAATAATATTTTAGGATTTAACCATTTCTTTTATGAAAACAGTGAAATAAAAAGTTCGTTGTTTCAAATAGTGTATCCATTGGTATTGGGCATAACCAGCCAGAATCATCCAGGGTTTAATAGACTGACCCGGATGCGGGCAAATTTGACTCTAGGCAATCAGACAAGCAAATTAGAAAATCATATGCCACATATTGATAGTTTCTTCCCTCACTGGAACGCTATTTACTATGTAAATGACAGCGACGGTGACACAGTGATTTTTAACGAAACCAATGATGCATACGATCCCGGAATCGACGATGTTACTAGAATAAAAGAAAACAAGTTTACTGTAGCAAAACGTATTACTCCCGAAAAAGGAAAAGTAGTAATTTTTCCCGGAAAGTATTATCACACGTCGAGCTTCGCCAGGAAAACAAAATATCGTTGTGTGATCAATATGAATCTAGATAAGATTGTTATATGAACACTGACTATATTTTATATCAATCTCAATCTATCGTAGATAATCAATGGACACTAATTGACGATCTGCGAGTAGCTCACGAAAATTTTAAAAAACTTTTCAACAATATGCCAGATGCTGACAGTACAGCATACTACAAGCACTATAATATTTTTGCATTAACAGCCCCGTCGGCAGCATTTTACACAGTGTATACTGAAATGCGAAATCTGATTATAAATCAACTAGGCGACTCTGAACCTCTTTGGTTTGAAGCTTGGCTGAATAATCATGAACAAGATTCTGTTTTAGATTGGCATCATCATGATTTTGATTATCATGGATACATTTCCATCGATCCAAAAAATACTCGTACAGTGTTTGAGAATTATTCCATCGAAAACAAAGTAGGGCAAATCTATTTTGGTCCAGGTTATAGAAAACACAAGGTAGAAGTGATAGAACCTTTCCGGGGTGTTCGAACTACAATAGGATTTGATGTATTTCGATATCCCTCTAGTAAATTTGTTACATACACAGAAAAGCCTTTTATAAATTTAGGAATGATGCCATTATTATGAACAAAGATTTTCAAATCGTAAGAAATGCTGTTTCTTTAGAACTGTGTGAATTCCTAGCTCTAGAATTTACAATGATGTCAGAGGTTTGCTATCTGCTTTATCCTGGAGAGGATCTTTCAGACTTGTCAAAAAATACCTTTGCAAGATACAGTCCTTTGATGTTTGAAGCATTGAGTGTTAAGCTATTGCCAATGATTGAACAATTAACAAATCTCACGCTGTATCCCACGTATTCTTACGCTAGAATTTATTATAAAAATTCTGAATTACAAAAACATCTTGATAGACCTAGTAGCGAAGTCACAGTATCATTATGCATTACCAAAGATGCCACCAACTGGCCTTTGCACATCCAAGATTCAGAAGGACGTGATAACGAAATTTTTTTAGATGTGGGAGACATGGTCGTATACAGTGGAAGAAAACACCTGCATTGGAGAACTCCGTTTACAGGGACTTCACAAATTCAAGCATTTTTACAGTATGTGGATGCCAACGGCAGTGAAGCCTGGCTTAAATGGGATACTCGACCTAAATTAGGTTTACCGTTTCCGTATGCTGGTCAGCATGTTCAAAAAGAACTGGCACAGATAGCAGAAAATGAACTTTTAAATAAGAATAAAAGTTAGTCTTATTCACGAAACGGACCAGCTACTACTCGGCCAACACCGTGTCTTGCTTCGAAAATTTGACGTGCTTCTTCTTGAGTAGCAGCTTCACAGGTATCTACTTCAATAGCCAAGGTACCTACTGGTTCAGCTTTTCGTAAAATCATCTTCCAAGTAATCATTGTAAACTCCTCTATGCTTTATTTATGCATGTTTAACCATTCTTCAACAGACGGAAACCTGCTTACTAGTTGATTATATTTATTTGAATTTTCCTGTAATGTTTTCTCAACAGGCCCTTTTAAAAATAGGTACTGTTTTTTAAGTTTTTCTGTGTCAAATATAGTTAGTCCTTGTAGTACCTGTAACCATGCTGTTGACGAATATCCTCCCGCTCTTGCTTTCGCTCCTAGATCACCGTTGAAATAATGTTCCCATTGATCTAATTTAGCAGTCAGAGAATCTGGAATTCTAAATTTGTCATATGCATGGCTTTTCCAGAACTCTGTATCTCTGCGGTGTCCTCGATAATGCAAGGCTAAAAAATCTAACACATCGTCGGTGAGTGCAAAAACCCTATCATTAAATCGCTGTTTCCTAACAATGTCGTCTTTCTGGCCGGCTCGAAATAGATCCTCAAAAGCCCATAGAGACTCTATGATAACCTGTATGCCATTGGCTTCTAAAGGTTCTAAAAATCCAGCACTTAGACCTATGCCAATTACATTATTCTTCCAAGAATTTCTCATCATACCGGGGGTAAAACTGAAATTAGCTATGGGATTTATTTTGTATCCATAAAATTTTTCTGCCTCTGCTACTGCCTGATCTAACGAAATATGATCCGGGTCGTATATATAACCGTTTCCTGATCGATGACGGAGATTGATATTCCATGACCATCCATACTCCATTGCATTGGCATTGGTAGTAACACAGGGATGTGGTGCATCCCACCATGCTACCACTGCTCTAGCAGGAAAAAAATTAGAGTAATCAATTATGGGTTCGTGCAATACTTTGTCTAATAATAATCTTGCAAATCCAGAACAATCAAAAAATAAATCACCGTCTATTGATCTGTTCTGATCAAACAATATTTCAGTTATGTCGCCATTGGCAGATTGAGATACTGCCTTGTATTCATCCTCGATCAATGAAATTCCTCTAGACAAGGCGATATCTTTGAAATATTTTGCAGCTGCTCTACTTTCAAAATGCCACATGGGTGCTATGGGAATTTCACTACTCGTCCCCAGTGGTACTTTATTTTGCTTGATAAAATGATAGGAATAAAATGCTTCGGCCAAAGGAATATCATAGGCCAGACATGCAGTTTCATACAGATCTTTTTCGCGATGTATTATTAAATCTTTCATTGACTCACCGAGTAAGAGTTCCGTACAAGGTATGTATTCGATGTTATGCACAAAGTCTTCAAACCAAGGAGCATGATCAGTTACTAGAGCATGATAGAACTCAGTGCCAACTCCATTCCAATTTTTTAGCCTTCCGCCTAGTTTTGGTGTTGCATTAGTCTGCTTTATAAAATCATCGTTGTCGATACCCAAGGCTTTTAAAAAACTAACAAATGTTGTAGTGCCGCTTTCTCCGGCAATGATAGGCGGCCGCTTGGGATCTTCGATCACTGTGATGCGCCAATTTGGATGCAGTTTATTGACATACAATGCCGTAAGCCATCCAGCAGAACCTCCTCCGAGGACCACGGCTTTAAAATCTGTATTTTTGTTCATGAAATCTAGTCTTTATTATTTCTAATGCTTCTCTATGGGAATATGTTTCTAGCTTTGCACAGGCCGCAGCACATTCCTCAATGACTCTAATAGACTCCGGACTGTAGTGACTGAAATGATGATCATATGTTGATTTTATCTTTTCAGTATCAAACATACGAAGACCATGCATGACCTGCGCAAAATTCAAATATGAAAACAGCTTCATGGGATGTGATGCAAATACCGTTAAATTTGAAAAATTTTCTTTGAAATAATCTAAATATTGTGCATTGAAATCAGTTAATGATATCCCGTGTTGACACCATTTCCAAAATTCAGTATCGCTGCGTTGGCACATGTAATGTAGCTGTATAAAATCTATGACATTCTCACTGACGGCTCGCATGTAATCATTATAGATATTAGCAGTGCGATCATCATTTTTTTGATAAGGTATCAAGTTAGGGCACAGCAAAAATATTTGTTGTATGGTAGTTCCTATGCTAGAAGCTTCTAGAGGTTCAACAAAAATACCACTAAGCCCAACCATGACACAATTTTTCACCCAAAACTTTTCAACATAACCTGCACCAAACTTTATTTTTTTCCCTATTTCTAAAGGTTGAGCGATTTTTAAATTTTTCTTGTAGTATTGTTCGACTTCATCAAATGCCTGTGTTTCGTTGATAAAAGAATCACAAAATACATATCCGTTACCATAGCGTTGTTGAGTAGGAATGCGCCAACACCAACCGCTGCCTAACGCTGTGGCTTCTGTGTATGACGGTATCTCTTGAGTATATTCTGTAGGAAATGCAATGGCCGAATTCATTGGCAATTGATGTTGGCAATCAATCCACTTGGCACCTAACTTACTGCCTATAACTCGTCGGAATCCGCTGCAATCGATAAAGAAATCACTGGAGAACGAGTTATTTGAAATATCTATTAATTTAGACACATTGCCTTGATCATCTAGTATGACCTGTTCTACTTCTGTATCTACGATTGTTATACCACGTTCGACGCACAGTTTGTGCAAGAATCGGTTTAGTTTATTTGTATCAAAATGATATTGTGCAACTATATCATGTAGCGGTTCTACGTGTCGACTCTGCATGGACAGAGACCATGCAGTGTCTAAAGGATCGCAATTGTCACCAATCATTCTCAGCCATGTTGTTGGCCATCCGTTGGCATCTGAATGCACGCCATACTGCTCGCTGAGACTGTGAAAATAATGAGTACCATCCCCGTGCCAGTTGGTAAACTTGATGCCTATTTTAAATGTGGCATCACACTCTCTCACTAGTTCAGGGACAGTAACACCTATGTGTTGAATAAATTTTTTCCAATGTTCGGTGGATCCTTCTCCAACACCGATTATTCCAATACGGCTTGATTCTAACAGAGTGATATCCATGTTTGGATACGCTTGTTTGATCATCAGTGCAGAAATACATCCGCTGGTTCCGCCCCCGACTATGCATATTGAGTTTACCATTATATTTTTTCTCTAGAATTAATTGAAATATCTAATACAGAATCAGTTGCTAAATTATAGTTTATAGCCCCAGAAGGTAGGGAATTAAAACTAATAATATATCGATCAAAGTTGTCTACATGAGGAGCAGCATAGTGAAACATCCAGCTAGGAAAAATAACCAACTTTCCGGGCTCGGGGAAAATTTTTTCAGTTGGCGCATATTCGGATCTTAGTACTTCGATCTGAGCCTGTGTTCTGTGCAGCACAGGATCTTCAAAAAAAGTCGGAGCACCTTCAGTGAGATAATAAACACCACTGAAAAAGCTCATTGAGTGTCGATGATAATGAATAGCCATGTTGGATTCAGCTAGTGCGATATTAAACCAACTATTAGTGATTTTAAAGTTTTCGCAGTCGTATTTTTCCTCGATACGAATTTCTTCTAAACACGAGTTGATCCAATCAAACAGTTCTAAAAATTCAGGCTTATTGTGTAACAGATGCAATGAACTTATTATATTACCGTGTTTCATTCTATCTGAATATTTTTGAAAATGTTGTACTAGTTCAACATTATTGATGTTTGGGTTTTTAAACTCAAAAAAACTAGTAGGGAATAACTCGAGACGTTTCATTAAAACTCTATCCATCCTGTTAGCAGATATTTTTCACCAGATAGGGGAGGATTGCCTCTATGGGTATGGGTAAATCCGGCTGGCCATATTGCCAATGTACCTTGCGTTGCTGGAATTCTCAACTGCTGATATAAAAATTCGGTTTCGCCGCCAGTTTCTACAGTGTTTAAAAATACCGACCATGCACAAATCCGCGATGATCTTTCACTAGAATCTGATTCAAAATGCCATACGTGATAACCTTCACCTGGTAGAGTTTTTTGTAATTTCATCGAATGTATGCGATGTTTGCCCGCTTCTTTCAATACGCTGTATTTTTCAGTATAATCTTCGTAGCAGTACCAGAATTTCTTAAGAAAATCAATGATCACTGATTGATCTGGAGTAACCTTTAAACAGTCTTGATCAAGCATAAAAATTGCGTTATCTGCTTTTTTATGAAACAATGCATCGTTGAGTGTCTGTCTAGAAAAACTGAGATTCATCGAGGACAGAGTTTCGTAGTGCTGTATCAATGCGTGGCATTCCTGTGGGGTTAACAGCTGTTCCCAGATTCCTATGTCTTTTTCTATTTTCATGTGGTATTTATATGCTACTAGAATGATTAAAAAAATATATTAACAACTAGGATAAATACAAGCTATAGGAGCATACCCGTATGGCAACCACTCGTACCCCAGTATTTGACAGTATAAGAATACTAGGAAAACAAGATGATTTTTTAGATAGAAAGATAGGTCAGCGCGGCGAGATTTATTTTGACGATGCAATTGGTACCTTGCGAGTGTTTAATGGGCAGGTTGGGGGGATTACTCTGCTCAAAGATGATCTTTCTAATATTTCAGCAGCAGCTCTTAACAAAGATGCGAATTTTGGCACAGGTACTATCACTGCTACCCAATTTATTGGAGCATTGATTGGAAATGTTACCGGCGCTACTGCCGGCATACATACTGGAAATGTTACTGGGAATGTCACGGGGGACTTGTCAGGAAACGTCACTGGGGACCTGTTAGGAAATGTTATAGGTGCAGATAGCACTATCATGGTTAATACAGCCACAGGAACATTCAATGGAGCATTAACCGGTAATGTCACAGGTAACGTCACGGGCAACGTAACTGGTAATGTCACTGGTAATGTCACTGGCAATGTTTCTGGCACTGCATCACTTTTACAGACTGCACGTCTTATCAACGGCGTGAGTTTTAACGGAAGTCAAAATATAACGGTGCCTGCTGCTGCAGGAACACTGACTGGGGCTGCACTACCTGCAACAATTACCCAATCTAATTTAACAAGTATAGGCACATTAAACACGCTGACAGTGACTAATAACATCACTGCCAATTCAAACATTGTTGTTGCCGCAGTACCATCAGCTGCCACACATGCAACCAACAAAAGATATGTAGACTCAAGATCGATAGCGTTTGCTGTTGCAATGAGTTAATCGAGGAAAATTAAATGGCAAAAAAACAGATTTCTAATTATAAATTCTTCCCAGGCGTGGTTCCGCCGCTGTATAATCAGTTTGTAAAAACAGTGGCTCTTATTTCAGCCAACAAGGATTTTATAATCGAGGAAATGAGTCAGTATATCAAGAATCAAATCATAGCAAATAGTGCAAATGCCGGCAGTCCCTTTTTCAATTATGTTTATACAAACACTAGAGAGATCAAATGTAAAAGAGATGTGGGGTATGTGATTGATGGCTATCTTTATGATTTATCCTATGGTGGTAATTCACTGACCTATGCCAATGCTTCAAGATATTATATCAATGGAGTATTACAAGTTGTATCAGGCGATGTGGAAATAGCCGTTCATACATTCATTAGGACTTTGATAACCACAAAAATATTATTAAATGTTCCGGCCACAAAACTAAATCTAGTCGATCAAGATCAAATTTTTATTGCTGGAAACAATGGTGAAGCAGGCGGCATCAGCCAAGTAACAACGTTGAATACTGTGTTGATCAATGTGATTGACACTGGTACCAGTGCTCTTCCAGCTGCGGTAGCACCTGATAGTCAAAATGGGGGATTACTGCCTAACGCTGTGTTTTTACTTGAACAAAACAAACGTTTTATCCAAGAAGAAACCATTGCTTATATTCAATACAATGTGGATAACAACATTGCCCCATATGTAGATTACACATACAATGCAGAAAAGTGTAGACGTGATGTTAGTTATGTTCTAGAAGGATACCTCAGCGATCTGAAAAAAGGCGGAAATAGACAGACCTATTTCAACGCAGACAAATATTGGGAAAATGGTGTTGCACAGGTAGACGGTGATCGCCAACCTGAAATTTATGCACACACATTCATTAGAGATCTAATCGATAACTTTATATGGACCAACACAGCATTTGCATTTAGACAAATTTTAGTAAGTCAAATAATTAATTTTAATTATCCAGCAGAAGAATTTGCACAGACACGCTTGAAAGAACTCAGTAATATAGTACTAGATGTAATCCAATTTGGAACAAGCCGATTACCTACCAAGATAACCAACAGAGGTTTTGTAAAGATACCTGGGTTCTTTAAACTCAAGGATCTACTGTTAATTACAAATGCTTCACGTAATACCATAATGTATAATTTTGCTGATGCTAGTCTAGCAGCGGAAATAACATATACAGAAAATTTTGATTCAAGTTTTCCAGGCGCATTATATGCTGTAGATAAAATTACCACTGTGACTTTTGACATAGATACCAGTGATATGATGATCACTGACAACATACAGATTTTTGTTGAAGGTAAAGAACAAGCAGTGCGTATGAACTCCATAGCCACTGACGCCATGGAAAGACACAAAGTAGGTATTCCGCAAAGCATGCTGGACGCTGACTTTGAGTATGGACTTCAACCTACCAAGTGGCAGGCCATTGCATTGATGCGTAATTACCCCAGCATCTATGAAATACCAGGCAGTGACATTCCTGTGACCAATGTGACTACAGACGCTAGTTCAGCCACCGGTGGAGTAGGTGCCAGTCTTATCACCGTGACTACCACAGCTGCTCACGGGCTTGCAGTTAATGATCCCATAACCATCAAGGCGTTAAGTAACAGTGTGCAGGGATTTAGCCGATCAGAAGGCAGTTTTTTAGTTGCCGCAGTGGGTTCAATAACACAGATATCCTACTATGCAAAATCTAAAGTAGGCACTACTAATGGCGAAGTGTTGGCCAGCAGTTACACACAATTAAGAAAAGGCGGATTTTACACAGGTGCGTCAGTGGGTCAACCAGCATTTACCATATATTCTAACGGTAGCTCAGGCACCATAACCACCAGTCTAATTACTCCTAGCGGCAGCACTGTGGTTGGATTTGCATCAGGTTCTCCACAGATCGGAGCACCTATTACAGGCACAGGAGTGAATGTTGGAACACAGATCACTGCCGTAACAGGATCCGGTGGCACCGTTGCCAGCACACAATTATCAACTGGTGCAGCCATTAGTGACACCGCAATCACTGTGGAATCTACGACAGGTATAGGTCCAGGGTTGGTATTTAATCGAGGTGATGGTGTGGCAGTTACTGTGACAGATGTCACTGGATCGGTAGTAACACTCAGTGGAGCAC